AACTAAATAATGAAATTGTCAAATCAGACTAAAGAGATATTAAAAAACTATTCTCAAATCAATCAAAACATTTTAATAAAACAAGGTAATCAATTAAAAACTGTATCTGCAATGAAAAACATTGTTGCATCTGCAACTGTTCCAGATGAGTTTTCACAAGAGATTCCTATCTATAATTTAAATGAGTATCTTGCAGCTATGTCTTTATTTAAAGAACCAGTTCTGTCTTTCTCTGACAAGTATATGACTATTGCAGAAGAAGACAACAGTTCAAGTTGTAAGTATCATTATTCTGACCCATCTGTTATTGTAACAGTTGATAAAGAAATTAAAATGCCTTCTATTGATTTAGAAGTAGATATCACAGAAGAAAATCTAAAGAAAGTTATTACTGCAGCTGGTACACTTGGTGTTACTGATTTAGTATTAACTGGTCAAAAAGATAGTACAATACAACTTAAAGTAAAAGATAAAAAGAACAAAGCATCAAATGACTTTGCAATTACAATCGGTAGTGGTGCATCTGCATTTTTTGAATTCTATTTCAAAGTAGAGAATCTAAAACTATTGCCTGGTGATTATAAAGTTCAAGTTTCATCTAAAGGTATTTCTTATTTCCAACATAAGAATTTAGATGTATCTTATTTTATTGCATTAGAACCAGAATCAACATACAATTCATAGGGGAGTTAAATGAATAACACCTTTTTATGGGTTGAGAAGTATAGACCTAAAACTATACAAGATTGTGTATTACCAGAAAATCTAAAGAAAACTTTTTCTGAGTTTGTTAAGAATGGTATTCCTAATCTATTACTAACTGGTGGGCCTGGTGTTGGTAAAACAACAGTTGCAAAGGCGATGTTAGAACAAATAGGTTATGATTATATTATGATTAATGGTTCTGAAGAATCTGGTATTGATGTACTTCGTAATAAAATGAAGAACTTTGCATCTACTATGTCGTTAGAAGGTAGTAGAAAGTTTATCATTATTGATGAGGCAGATTATCTAAATGCACAATCAACACAACCAGCACTTCGTGGTATGATAGAGGAGTTCCACAAGAACTGTGGATTTATTCTTACTTGTAATTTTAAGAATAGAATCATAGAACCTTTACATAGTCGTTGTAGTGTTGTTGAATTTAATATTCCTAAAACAGAAAAACCTAATCTTGCAAAACAATTTATGTCCAGTATTAAAACTGTTCTCACAACAGAGAATGTTAAGTATGATGAAAGAGTTGTTGCAGAATTAATTATGAAGTTCTTTCCAGATTGGAGAAGATGTCTTAATGAATTACAAAGATATTCTACCTCTGGACAAATTGATAGTGGAATATTAGTGAATCTATCTGAAAAGAATATGAGAGATTTAATCACATTCTTGAGAGAGAAAGATTTTACAAGTATGAGAAAGTGGGTTGTTAATAATTTAGACAATGACCCTGCTAGAATATTTAGAAAAATGTATGACAATCTTTATGAGTATTTTGAAGATGGTCGTTCAATCGCAACGGCAGTTTTATTGATTGCAGATTATCAATACAAAGCTGCATTTGTTGCCGACCAAGAAATTAATTTACTTGCTTGTCTAACACAGATGATGGGTGAGTGTAAATTTAAGTAGGAGTTATTATGGTTGATACAAAAGAAGAAGCATATAGTCTTGCAAAAGATATTAAAATGTCAATGGTTACTAAACCAGCATTAAATATGTTGGAAGTATTCTTACCAGAGTATGTTACAAAAGAGTTTAACGAATATATTGACGGTGTAAGAGGAAGTGCAAAAAGTTTTTCACATGAACTTGTAGGACAAATCAAATCAAATGAAAAGTCTGCACAACTAGATATGAACTTTGAAGATAAACCAGTAAAAGGTTTGAAAGCACTTCTTGAAGGTTTTACACATTCATATCTATCATTTTTAGGTTGTGCAGATGCAAAAAGTGATTGTGTATCTATGTGGACAGTTCATAGTTATGAAGGTGATTATAATCCACTACACGACCACGGTGTCAATACACCTACTGGAATGTCTTGCATTTTATATTTAAAAGTACCACCACAGATAGAAAAACTATCTGGTAGTGCAAAAGAATATGAGACTGGTGGACTTAAACTAGATTTAAATAATGCATCTGGTACTACTGATGGTTTCACATTTTTTAGTTGGGGTATGAATTGCACTAGTGATATTAAACAATTAAAACCAGTTCAAGAAGCATTTGTAAAACCAGAAGTTGGTAAACTATTAATGTTTCCTAATTGGTTAAAACATTCTGTATCACCGTTTTATGGTGAAGGAGAAAGAAGAACTTTATCTGCAAACTTTGAGATAGAACTAAAAACTATGCCTTTACTTGCAGACCAAAAGATACTTGCACAGAGCCCAAAATAATGTACGGTAAAGTTGCAACAACGGTTAAATCAAAAAAGTTAGATACAATGGTAAAAACTTTTCGTGATAATTTAAAACATGAGTTTAATGGTTTTACTGTTCAAAATAAACTAACTGAAAACAATTTTGCAGATTTCTTAGGATATAAACCTTTAGATAAAGGTTGTAAACCAGATGGTGGAATTTGGTTTTATAATGGATTACCAGTTCTTGTTATAGAGGCAAAACATGAAGATAAAGGAGGAAATGCTCACGAGAGATGGTGGGAAAATGCCAATATTATTTCTATTAGTAATCCAAAGTGTATATATTATACATTTGCAACTGGAATTGGTTGTAGAAAAAAATGGGTTGATATGCAGTATATGTCATATGAAGCTTTCAATAAAAGAAATCTATTAGACACTAGATGGTCACTTAACGAAAATGGTTTTACGGAACAAGAAGTTAAAGAGACTTTTATAAGTTTATTAAATGAAATACTTGGTAAGAACAATAAACCATTTCAATACCCTACACCAAGAGGTAAACTATATGACTAAACCTTTATTCATATGGGCTGGTGGTAAGAATAAAATGTTAAAACATTATATCCCTATTTTACCTAGTCCGTTAGAAATGGATATCAAATCTTATGTTGAACCATTTTTTGGTGGTGGTGCAATGTTCATTCATATGATGAAAAAACACAAACTAAAATCTGTTTACATAAATGATATTAACAAAGATATTGTATCAATATATTCTTGTATTAAAAACAACTATGATGAGTTCCTAAAAAGAGTTGTTGATTTAGAAAGTAAATATTTACCATTGAATACTGATGATAGAAGAAAACTATTTTTTGATGTTAGACATGAACACGCTTATAACTATGAGGATTGGAGTAAACCTTATGAATCTGGAACTTTATATTTTTTGATGAAAACTGGTTTTAATGGTATATTTCAAATAAACAAAAATACTAATAATAGATATGGAACACCTTGTGGATTACTAAATCAAAAATATAAAGTGTTTGAAAGAGATATTGTAAAATGGTGGAATGATGTACTACAAAATGTTACCATAACAAGTGGTGATTGGAAAAATAATATTCCAGATATTAAAGATGCATTTTACTTTTTTGACCCACCATATCGTGATAGTTTTGCAGATTATGGTAATAGTTTTAATGATGAACAACTTAAAGATTTAATAGATTTTGCAGATAAAAAAGATAAAGTTTTTATTTGTAATAGAGACAGTTCAGATGGTTGGTTTGAACTAAATAAGAAATCCTTAAATATGAAATTTTTTGATATCACCTACACTGCTGGTAGAAGAAAAAAAACAAAACAAGGATTTGAGGCAAAGAAAGCAAAAGAGGTTTTATTATGGCATATGAATTAAAAGAGTATCTCAATTCTATAAACTTTAATAAGAATAATCTTATGGACGGTGAGGACGATATGTATGAAAAAAAGTATAGTCCTTTTATTGTAAACAAATGTCTTGCACCACATAATGATTGTATTTTATTAGTGAATGAAATGAATCGTTATGGTTCAGTTTTAGACAAAGATAAGAAGTTGCAGTATGACTTTTTACTAAATACTATTAGAACAAGGAAAAGATATGCACCTTGGATAAAGGAAAGTAAATCTAAAAACCTTGAGTATGTGAAAGAATATTATGGATATAATAACTCTAAAGCTAAATCAATTCTTGACATACTGAATGATGAACAAATAGAGTTCATCAAAAGTAAACTGAGTAAAGGTGGAATGAAAAAATGAACGAAACTTTATGGAACACAGATAAGATGTTAGAAGTTTCTTTAAAAGAACCAGATGATTTTCTAAAGGTTAGAGAAACACTTTCTAGAATCGGAGTATCATCTAGGAAAGAAAAGAAACTCTTTCAATCTTGTCATATACTACACAAACAAGGCAAATATTACATAGTTCACTTCAAAGAACTATTTGCACTTGACGGTAAAGAGCACAACATATCAGAGAACGATATAGGAAGAAGAAATTCTATCGCCTGTCTTTTGAAGGATTGGGGACTAGTTAGTTTTGAGAACGAACCAGAAACCAAAGCTCCATTATCACAAATAAAAGTTATCTCTTTTAAAGAAAAAGGTGAATGGGTTTTAGAACCAAAATATAACATTGGAAAAAAGAAAGAGGAAACTGATGAACCAAAAAGCGATTAGAAATAGACTTATAACTGCCTTTCTAGCTCATTCAGAAGGACATATTAAAAAACATCTTGCAAATGTTGAGGTGTTACTCTCAAATCCAGTTGGAATAGGTGAACACGGTGATATTATTAACGAGATAGAAAAAGAGTTAAAAGAAGTTGCACATTATGAAGATTTAATTGATGCAATGAAAAAATATTTTCCAGAAATTGATGAACTATTTGAGGATTGACTATTTCTAAAAAGGTGATATAATATACATTATGGATTTTTATACTAATGTTGTACAGTGGGGTAATTTTCTTTTAGTTCGTGGTGTTGATAATAACCAAAGAGTTAATTTTAGATTAAAATACAAACCAACTTTGTTTGTTCCAGTAATGAAACAAACTGATTGGAAAACTCTTGATGGTAAGTCTGTAACACCATATCAATTTAATTGTATAAAAGATGCAAAAGACTTTCTTCTCAAATACGAAAGTCAACCTCATCTTGTTCACGGACTAAACAGATTTGCATACACATATATTTCAGATACATTTCCACAAAAGGTAAATTGGAACATTGACAAAATATTAATTATGACGATTGATATTGAGGTTCAATGTGAGAATGGTTTTCCTAATCCAGAGTCTGCAATAGAACCTTTACTTTCTATTACAGTAAAAAATCAACAATCTAAAAAGATTATAGTGTGGGGTATTCAACCCTACAAGAATACAAGAGAAGATGTCACTTATATTCGTTGTCCTAACGAACACGATTTGATTATGGAGTTTATGTCTTTCTGGACAAAGAATTATCCAGATGTCATTACTGGTTGGAATACAGACTTCTTTGATATTCCTTATCTTGCAAATAGAATCAAACAAGTTTGTGGTGAAGATAAAATGCGAGAACTATCGCCTTGGAAAAATGTTAGTTCTAAACAAATTTATAGTATGGGTAGAAATCATTTGATGTATGATATTATGGGTGTATCACAATATGATTACCTACAACTCTATCAGAAGTTTACTTATACCAGACAAGAATCATACAAGTTAGATTATATCGCAAGTGTTGAACTTGGTGAAAAGAAAGATGAAAATCCATATGAAACATTTAGAGAGTGGTATGAAAATGACTTTCAATCTTTCATTGACTACAATATTCAAGATGTGGAAATTGTTGATAAACTAGAAGATAAGATGGGTCTGATTGACCTTGCACTTACTATGGCTTATGAGGGTAAAGTAAATTATTCAGATGTGTTTGGTCAAGTTAAATATTGGGATATTTTAATCTATAACTTCTTGAGAAAAAGAAAGATTGTTATACCACAGAAATCCTCACACAGTAAAAACGAACAGTACGAGGGTGCATATGTAAAAGAACCAATCACTGGTTTACATAAATGGGTTGTGTCATTTGATTTGAATTCACTATATCCACATTTGATTATGCAGTATAATCTCTCACCAGAAACATTATTGAAAAGTAAACATCAAGATATTACAGTTGATGATATGTTAAAAGGTATCAAACTAAACATACCAGACAAAACTACTATGACACCAAATGGTGCATTGTTTAGAACAGATAAAAAAGGTTTCCTACCAACTATGATGGAAGAGTTGTATAATGAACGAGTGACTTACAAAAAGAAAATGTTATCTGCACAACAAGAATTTGAAAACACAAAAGACAACAAGTATAAAAAACTGATAAGTCGTTATAACAATATTCAGATGGCTCGTAAGATTTCTTTGAACTCTGCTTATGGTGCAATAGGTAATCAATACTTTCGTTATTACGACAAAGCGATTGCAGAGGGTATTACAAAGAGTGGTCAGTTATCTATTCGTTGGATTGAAAACAAACTTAACAAATACCTAAACAATATTTTAAAAACAGATGATGATTATGTGATTGCATCTGATACTGATTCTGTTTATTTGACTATGGATAAACTTGTTACTCAAACAGTTAAAAGTGATAATGCATTATCTAAAACAATAAACTTTCTAGATAAGGTTGCATCAGAATCTATTGAACCATATATTACAAAATCGTATGATGAACTTAAACAATACACAAATGCATTTGCAAATAAGATGTTTATGAAACGAGAGGTGATTGCAGACAAAGGTATCTGGGTTGCAAAGAAAAGATATATTCTAAATGTCTGGGATAGTGAAGGTGTATCATACAAAGAACCTAAGTTGAAGATGATGGGTATTGAAGCTGTTAAGTCATCAACGCCTGCAATGTGTAGACAAAAGATTAAAGATGCACTTGAACTTATAATGACAAGTGATGAAAAAGAATTAAACAAGTTTGTAATTAATTTTAGAGAAGAGTTTCTTAAAGTAAAACCAGAACTGATTTCGTTTCCTCGTTCAGTAAAAGGTTTATCCAAATACTTTGATAGTGGAACGACATTTAAAAAGTCAACACCTATGCATATAAAAGGTGCGTTGATATATAATCACAAGATAAAACAAAACAAACTTATGAACAAATATCCTTTGATACAAGAGGGAGATAAGATTAAGTTTGTTTATTTAAAACAACCTAATCCTTTTACTTCAAATGTAATCACATACATTACCAAACTTCCTAAAGAGTTTGACATACACAACTTTGTTGATTATGATATACAGTTTGAAAAAGTTTTCATTGACCCCTTGACATTAATTTTAAATACGATAAAATGGAACATAGACCGTACCTATGGAACACAAGGTACACTTGAGGATTTCTTTTAGTGAATAAAGAACTATATGATTTATTAAGAAAATGTTCTGATAAAACTGGTTTACCAGTTATGAGAACAGAATTATTTCTTAAAACAATAGATGATTATGGTAAAGAAGATTTTCGTAAGACTCTTGCAGAATATATTACAAATGAAAAACCACCATTTCCACTTGCAAAATTTGAAAAAGAAAAAACAATTAATAATTTTCGTAAATTACAAAATGCAGATTTTACCGATTATATAACACTAAACCAAAAAGATAGAGTCTTAGAAAAATATGATGATTACAAATATCCATATAGTAAATATGGATTAGGTGTAATTAGTGCTCCACCTAAATTTAATTATTGTTCTGATTCCTTTATGAATGATTTAAGATTAGAGTGTGGTTCTTATGGTTATAAATCACCAGTAAAAAGGTGGAATGATGGTGATAATCTTTGGGGTGCATTTGGGCCTATCTTTCGTGGTGTTAATGATGGTCAAGATTTAAATGGTAGAACATATACTATGGCATTTAGATTAGGTACTTATATCGCAACACAGTTTAAACCAATAGTTGCAAAAACAATATATGATATGACGGATGCAAATACTGTATTAGATACATCTATGGGTTGGGGTGATAGACTTACTGGTTTCTTCGCCTCAAACGCAACACATTACATTGGTTGTGACCCTAACCCAAATACTTTTAAAAGATATAAAGATATGATTGAGTTCTGGAATAGTCTAACTGGAAATAAAAAAACCACACAAATATATAATTGTGGTGCAGAAGACTTGCCTTGGGACGAGATAAAAAATGTTGATTGTGCATTTACAAGTCCACCATACTTCTCCACAGAAAGATATAATGAGGGTGGTGAAAAAGAAGAATTACAATCGTGGTTTAAATTTAATCAATATGAATCTTGGAGAGATAATTTTTATCTACCAGTATCACAAAAAACATTTGACTCATTAAGTGATGATGGTGTAATGATGATAAACATATTAGACCCTAAAGTAAAAAACAAAAGATATCGTTCTGGTGATGAACTTGTTGATATGTTATTACCACATTTTATGGGTCAAGTTGGTATGAGAATTATGCAAAGACCACAAGGTGCATCTGTATTCAAAGACGAAGAAGGAAACTTTGATAAGAAAAAGATGGACGAATTTATGAATAAAATATATATTGAAAATATATGGTATTTTAGTAAAGATAAAAATAAAGATATATTTAAACATTGTAGAGTTAGTACACTGGAAAATTTTTTATGAGTTTAGAACAATTTACTGTAAAAGAAAATAAAATAAAACCATATAAGTTTCCAGATTTAGTTATAGAAAAACACGATGAATTTTATATCGTAAGAGACGATTTATTAGAGGGTGGTTCTAAAAGAAGATTTATAGATAGACTAATTAGAGAAAGTATTGAAGATGGTGTAGAAGAGTTTGTGTATGGTGGTTGTCCAGCAAATGGTTATGCACAATTATCTTTGACATTACAAACAAAACAATACAATAAAAAATCTATATTCTTTATGGCAAAAAGGTCTATGGATAATTTACATCCATACCAAAAACAAGCACTTGAATATGGTGCAGACATTAGGTGGGTTTCTAATGGTATGTTATCTGTTACATTATCAAGAGCAAAAAAATATCATTTAGAAAATCCAAACAAAAGAAAATTATTACCACTTGGTTTAGAAGACCCAAGAGTTATAAACGATATAAAAGAACTTGCAAAAACTATTGATTTAGATATAAGTGAGATTTGGTCTGTTGGTAGTAGTGGTACATTAACAAGAGGATTACAGAGTGCTTTTCCACATCTTGATGTTAATGTTGTTTCTGTGGGTCATAAGATGAGTGAAAGAGAGATAGGTCGTGCAAAATTATATAAATCAAAATACAAGTTTACAGATGAAGTAAAAGAAAATGAAAGACCACCATTTCCAAGTGTTCTTACTTACGATGCTAAAGCTTGGTCGGTGATGAAAGAATATGCTAAACCTAATGCTTTATTTTGGAATGTTGGAAAATGAATATAACTATTGCACGAATCAGAAGTAATGTGACATATACAGGCCCACTAGAAACTGTTTTAGATAGTTTTTTTGAAAATTATGTTAAATGGATGAATGATAATTCACAACATAATTTTAAAACTTATAATGTTTCATTTGGTGATGGAAGACCCCAAAGAACACCAGAAACTATTGATTGGGCAGATGTGATTGTAATACCATCTGATTCAGAGTTTAGATATCACGGTGAATTACAAATGAACCCAAAAGACCTTGCAAAGTCAGAGGTTCATATGAAAAATATAAGACCATTCTTTGAAAATAAAATCGTAATATTATTTAGAAGTGATAGAGGTGATACTGAAGAATTGTATCGTAATGAAACATTGAAAGATGTTAATTTAAAGTCGTTTCACATAATAGATGAAATAGATTTTTCTGGAAACATACACGGAATGAAATATCATTTCATACAAAACTTACAGAAGAAAATACTTTTTCTTAGTGAAAAAACTATTGATTTTGGTTATTGGGGTAAGATGAAACCAAGTGAAAAAAACGAAAGAGAAAATACCATAAGAAAGATTTATAAAGATGAAGACATATCATCAATAATGATTGGTGGTTTTCCTAGTGGAGTTATTAGACAATCAAAGTGGATAAAAGATTGGAAAAAATTATTTCCTATGATAGAACCATCAAGAACAACATTATGTTTTAATTGGAAAGACCCAACTGCAACTACTTCAAGATACCCAGAAGCCTTATCAGTTGGTATAATTCCATTCGTTTGGAAAGATTATGACATTCACAACACATATAAAATAGACGATTGGCAAAGAGTAAAAACATTTGAAGAATTTAAAGATAAAATTTTACACTTACGAGATGAAAATTTATTTAAGGATAAATTAAAACAATATATTAACAATTATAAAAAAGTGTTACTATCTGAAGATGAATACTACAAACAGTTTAGTAATATGATGAATAGGATATTATCATAAAAATACTAATACCTTACAAAGAACCAACTAATAGAAAAATTAATGACCCCATAGTAACTGGAGGTATTGAGTATTTTTGTAAATTAATTTATGAACATTTTAATACTGAAGTTTATCAAATACCTTATCTTGCTTGTTCAACTTGGGATATAAAACGAAAGAAAAAAAAATCTAGGGATATCATAAATAAGGCAGAAGAAATAGGTGCAGATATCATTATTAATAATTTTAATCACGGAATATATTGTGGTAAAGAAATTTCAAAATCACATATTCCTATTATGAATATTATTCATGGTTTGGACTCTTTTCTCTCCATAATATCAAGACTTAATAATATGTATTACAATCATCATTCTATATTTTTTGTATCAGAGTGGCAAAAAAATAGATATTTAGAGATGGCAAAACGAGCAAAACTAAAACTTTGTGAGGTGTCTGATTATATAAATTCTTCATACTGCAAAGTAAAAATACCAGTGTCAGATAATGAGTATGAATGTGGGACAGTAGGTAGATGTAATAAAGACAAAAAACCATTTTTACTGAAAGAGATGTTAAAAGATACAGATATAAAAAATTTAGTGATAACAAATAAACCACTTCTAAATGAAACTTCTTTAAATTTTAGAAAAACAAACAATAGTTACTACGAGAAAGGTAAAACTTATCATGATGTTTTGTGGGATTTGCCTCATAAAGAGGTAATTAATAATTTATCAAAATGTGGGACATATTTTTCTACTTGTAATAGAGAAACTTGGGGGATAACTGCATTGGAATCTTTATCTTGTGGTGTCCCTTTGATATTAAATGGATATAAGGATAATACTCACGCATCTGAGATAATACCATTAAGTAAAAATCATTACAAAGTTATTCCAACAAATGACAAAGATGCACTTATAGGTGCAATAAAATCATTAAAAAATATTGATAAGAAAGAAGTCCAAGAAATGACTTGGGAAAAACATAATGAATATAGTTGGAAAAAACATTTTGTAAATTGTATTGATAAAACAATAGAAAAATTTAATAAAAAGTCAAGAAATTTGTTTGAGTTAAAAGATTGACAAATATAAAAAATATGGTACAATGTTGAAAAGGAGATTTGAATGCCTGATTTTTTAAAAGAAGTTATCAAAACAACTGGTAACGAATATGCATCATTAGTTTCAGACGGAGTTGAAGCTGGTGATGTTGAAGAGTTTATTGACACTGGTTCATATGCTTTAAATGCATTACTATCTGGTTCAATAAATGGTGGACTACCAGCAAATAAGATTACTGCAATCGCTGGTGAAAGTGCAACTGGTAAAACATTTTTTCTTATGGGTATGTGTAAAAACTTTCTGGATAAAAATCCAGAGGGTGGTGTAATATACTTTGAAAGTGAAAGTGCGATTACTAAACGAATGATTATTGATAGAGGTATTGACCCATCAAGAATGGTTATACTTCCAGTAACAACAGTACAAGAATTTAGAACTCAATCATTAAAAGTTTTAGATAGTTATATTAATCAAGATGCATCTATTCGTAGACCATTGTTTCTTGCATTAGATTCACTTGGTATGTTATCAACAACTAAAGAAGTTGAAGATACTGCTGAGGGAAAAGAAACAAGAGATATGACTCGTGCTCAAGTTCTCAAAGCTGCATTTAGAGTGTTGACTTTAAAACTTGGTAAAGCAAAAGTACCTATGGTTGTAACAAATCACACATATGATGTTGTTGGTTCTATGTTTCCAACAAAAGAAATGGGTGGTGGTTCTGGATTAAAATATGCAGCTTC